AATATCCGAACGATGATTTTCGTTTTGAGGGAAGAAATCTAACTTCCACGCGGTGGTCAATAAATACTTATAAGAGGTAACGGATGCCAGCTAAAACTTTGACCGATATACGCAATTCGTTGCGCACCTGTCTCCGGGATGAATCCCTGGCTGACTATGACCTGACAGACGTCGAGTTGGACATGGCGATTAATACTGCGCTCATCGAGTTGTCTGAATCCATGCCACTTATGTCGCGCGAGGCGGTGCATACCACGGCTGAGACGGCTCAGATTGACGCTGGGACCATCGATGGCTTGCTGGAGGTCGAAGAGGTGGAGTATCCGGTAGATCTGGCTCCTGCGTCTTTCATAGGGTTCAAGGAAATGGGTGACATCGTCTTTCTGACCAGCGGTACGTCACCGGCTGCGACTGAGGATATTTACCTGCACTGCCGCAAAGCGCATGCGCTGACCGATAGCGGCTCCACTCTAAAGCCGCATATGGAACGCATACTGATGCAGGGGGCGGCTGGATATGCGGCACTCGCCTGGTGCAATACCATGCGAACGCAGGTAAAGAGGGCGCTCGAACTCGTCGCCAACATAGATATGGCAATAAACGGGATGAGCTCCTTCATCACCAAAGCCTCGGATGACCTGACCGCAGGGCGCACCTTCATCAACAAGGGCAGCAACTTCGGCAGGCCAGAAGAGATCTATGCCAGCTACTCGGCCGCCGATCTGGGGAACGTCAAAGCCAAACTCGACCAAGCGGGCGGGTTTATCAAGGAAATGGCGGCTACGCTATCGGTTACGGCCGCCATTAAGGGATATGAGCAGTGGGCGTCCGGCCAGATAGAGGCGTTTAAGCTCGCGCTCCATCAAAACGCGGTGGTGAGGGTGGGGAGGGAATATTACCGCTGATGAAGACTTTATCCGCGACGCTCTTAGACGCACAGCAATCAGAGACTTTTACGCCCTATGTGAGACTGGAAGCGCGCAAAAGGCTGGACGGGGCAATTAGGCTGGATTTTACGCGCCTTTACACGGGCACCGAGGCTGATTATCTGCATGCCGTAACCATCGCTGGAGACGGCTCGTTAATACGGGTGCGTATTACCCCGGCTTCCGACGCGTGCAAGTTGTATTACCAACGGGTGGCCAGTCCGGGTGCAGCGTCAGACTTCAGCCAGTGGACCTATGCCAGCCAGTACAACACGGTAGTTGTGTCCGCTGCCTCGCTGGGGGCTGAGGTGTCCATTTTCTGGATCAGATCTGACCTGAGAATTCAGCGCATCAAGAGCATCAACAACGGAGTGAGCTGGGGCAGCACGGAACTGATCGATTACTCGGCTTCTTCGGCCATCAACGGTATTAGCGCCGCTTACAAGCCAAACGGTGATATGGCGCTGTTCTTCGCGGACCAATCGACGCTTTACGTCAAGAAATATGTTGGCGGCGCATGGCAAGCCCGAACTGCCTGGGGTAAAAGCACAGGAGACCTCTCAGGTGTAAGCGTTATCTATGATGGCGACTGGAACCTGTTCGTGACGGGAAAGGATACTGCGGGTAACTTCAAACTATGGTCGCTGGTATATGGAGATGGAACGCTACTGGCAGCTGGCACATGGTCAGATCTCAAAGAAATCGCTACGGCACCTGCCGGTAGTGGCTACTCGTATAAATATTGCTTCCTGGATAAGGTGGACATCGTGCGCTGCTACTACGTCGAAGCCTTCAGTGGAACGCAGACATATTCGCGTCCATTCTGGACACACCCGGTAAACGACGCGGCTTTCGACGATAACTTGTGGCGCGAACCGGTGCCGTTTAACCTGACTTCGACATACGGCCTTGCAATCACGCATGACGCCGATTACACCTGGTTGAGCTGTGCCAATGGCGTATGGCGTGCACCACTGGATGAGGATACGCTGGATTTATCTTCCGATATAGAATCTGTGAAGCAAGAGGCTGAGGTCACGGGCGGCAAGATAACCGTGGAGTTGCGCAACGACATGGGGGCTTATAATTCGCTGCCTTCCCCGCTCGAAATTGGATGCGAGCTCACGTTGAGTTTCGGCTATCTGACATCTGCGGGGTCTGAAACCGGCACCGGCCAGTCATACAAGCTGGAGGATTACGAACATATCAGCTCGAGCGCGGGGTCTAACCTCATGTTGTCTGCTGATGACGGCTGGACAAGCTTACATCGCTGGATTGCGCGCCAGCAGTTTCGCTGGAATAAAGCTGGTAACGAAAAAAGCGTCAAAGACATGTTGGCCTTAGTCCTCGCGCGCTCCGGTTTAAGTCTGGAGGTTATCACTGAGTCCGCGACTATCTCGTCGTTCTACCCGGACTTCACAATCAACCCGGGCGACCGAGGGGATAACGTAGTCAAGACGCTGCTCTCTTTCGTTTCCGATGTAGTGTTCATGGAAGGCAACAAGGCATACCTGGCCAATCCGCAGGCAAATGACAGCTCCATTTACAGTTACGGCACTGTTCACATGATACGCGGAGCCAGATTCGGGCAAAAGATGGGGGATGCTAACCGCATACTTGTGGAAGGACTGAATGTCGGCACCGGCAATCCCATAGTGGTGGATAACTTCAACTGGGAAGGGATTGAGCGCTGCGGCGATAACCTGCTGCGCATAGAGGATGGAAACATAGGAACTGAGGCGCTGGGTGAGGGGCGGGGTGAAGCCGTACTGGATAAATTACGGCTCTCGTCAGCCAGCGGATTTATCCTCGTTACACCTAACTGCGGGCAACAGATCTGCGACGTTATCGACGTCACGGACGCAAGACTAGGACTTACAAGCAACCTGCGGCGGGTGGTGGGTTTAAACCTGACTTATGAACCGATGAAGGCTATCTATGAACAGAAACTGATGTTGGGAGGGGTTTAACAATCATGACAATAAAAAAGGCCGTACTGAAAAGCTTTGACTCCGGAACGTATAAGGCCACTTTGCAAATGGCTGGAAGTGACAAGGCTTATCTGGAGGGGGTGGCGGTGGCTAAAAACATCGCCTCGGGGGTCATGGTCACCGGCAGTAAACTGGCCGTGCTGTTTTTCGACGAGCACAATGCGGGGGAGGCGGTGGTGGTTGGGGTGTGGTGAATGTTCATATACAAGCACAAGCTATACTTTAATGCTAATATCAAATAGCTTCCTGCCCTCTCAACATCATCTCGAGTCTCACCTTCGGCACCAAAATTCTTTTCCCGAACATGATACTCGGTATTTGTCCTTGTCTGATTAATTCGTATGTTGTCCCCTTGCTCAAACCTAACAGCTTAGAAACCTCGGAAACAGATAATGTGAGCTTGTTATTGGGTAGATTGCTCAACGTATAGTCTGGCATTTTTTTGGCGAGTGGATTACCCTGACTGACATCTTGGGGACGTAATTCCTTCGCATAGCTCCTCGCCAGGATATTGCCGATAACCCGCAGGCCGCCCTCTAATTGCTTCAATTCCTCAACGGTGAGTCCGTCGTTGAGTAAATCCATAAAACTCTCCTTTTAAGCCTAATTTATTTACTAATTTTTCATCTCAAAGAGGCTGTAATGAAAGACTTCTTCCTTTTCTCCGGCATCATAGTAGATCTTTTCGTAATCCTAACTGGGTTTTTGATAGCCCGCCGCTACCACTGGTTCTGGCATGTTTTACTCCAGATGGACGAGCCATTCACGCGTTGGTTTTCTCGTATTGCGGAAGCTCATCCGCTTTTCTGGTGGGGTGGAAACGGCACATTCGTCCTGTGCTCATTCATCACAGCCGTTTTTGCGCCGTGGTCATGGCGCATCCTGGGGCTGGTTGCCAGCGTCTTCATGGGCTGGTTTGTGCCGCATATCCTTGATTACATCAAAGCACACCCGGAAAATACGCCCGATCCGCCCGAGGAAGACGGAATCGACGACCCGCATTAAATCCTTTAACAAAAAGCAGGTGAAGGAATGGAAACAGAAAATCTCATCAACCTCGGCGGCATCGTCTTCATGTTGTTAATTGCCCTTATAACGGCGTGGCAAAATCATCAGTACAGGAAAGAAGACAAGCACCACGAAAGTGACGCCGAACACGAAAGGAAGCTGGCCGATCAAATCCAGTTACAGGAAACCGTTAAGGGGCTGCGCGAAGACATCACTAACGGGCTCAAAGAGATCAAAGGCTACATACACTCGGAGGTGTCGCGCCTAGATGAACGTATTGATGGTTGTCATCACCGCACTGAAATACTGGAAGGGCGCTTCAATAAACACGCCAATGGAACGCACAAACAGTGAGGGCGGCTTTTCCGCCGCCCTCTTGCGCTATTTCCAGAGGTTGTCGACCGGACTGGCACGTTGATGGACCTTCATCATATCCTCGGACGCCAGGCTGGAGAGATAAATCTTGGTAGTAGAAATATCGGCATGACCGAGCATGACCTGAAGTGTTGCCAGGTCTCCACCGTTTCTCAGATAGCTCATGGCAGCGGTATGCCTCAAGGTGTGCGGACCGATTTTAACACCTTCGCAACCGGCGTTTCTGAGCATCCGCCTGATCGCCATCTGGACTCCGTTTCTGTGCATGGGGGTCTTTTCTTCGGTTATCCAAAGGCAAGGCAAGAGAATGTCTTTGCGGGATATCCAATAGCGCAACAGCGCCTTATGGGTTACTGAACCCAACCGGACTCGCCGTTCCTTGGCGCCCTTACCCATGACAAGGATACTCCCGTTCTCCAGGTCTACCTGCGACATCTGGATGGTAGACATCTCGTCTAATCTCAACCCCGTATCAAGAAACATTAAAAACAAGGCACAATTGCGAATGTCGGTCCAGTGGTGCGAGCTGGATACAGCCAATACATCCTTGATGTTCTGGATGGTCAAACACCTTACCAGCTTCTTGGGAACTTTGGGCGGTTTGAGGGTAGCCATCGGGTGCGCTGTTAGCAGGTTCTCCCGAATCAGCCAGCCGAAAAAGGAATGCAGAGCGCGGTAATACGCTCGAATGCTGTTCGCTCCAAGACCTTTCTCCTGCAGGGATAGCAGGAAAAGCCTGATGTCATAGGCCGTGATGGCATCAGCATTTTTATCAGTGAAAAGCACGAAGCTGTTCACCCTTTCGGCATAAGTCGATATGGTTTTGGGAGACTTTTGCTCGACCTTGCAGACGAGTAAATAATACTTGGCGAAGTCTTCGAGACTACGCAAACTGAGGTCTGAACCACGAGGGGGCTGTGCCTGAGACAGGGGATGCAAACTGTGTTCTAAAACCATGCATAAACGCTACCCAGCAACCATTTTAGCTTTGGAATTTGTAGTGGTGGGCGATTGAAGATTCGAACTTCAGACCCCAGTCTTATCAGGACTGTGCTCTAACCAGCTGAGCTAATCGCCCTTATTTATCGTTGTGGAACTGGCAATTTTCGCTAAGTGCTCTTCGATATTCGTGAAAAGAACAATCAGCTTTGAAACTGACAGCATCATGATAACAGAAAAAACGGAAATAATAAAGCCGCCAAGCACAAAGCCAATCTTGGCTATGACAGTGGCGGCACCTATACCCACCATGACAGAAACCACCACACCGATAGCTCCTACAACCCACGCCAAAACGGTCAGGAGTAAAGCGGCTACACGCAGTGTTCGGTGTTTCATATATTCTCTATACAAATTCACCTTAACCTCTGGATAGCGGAAGGAAGATTATTTTTCAGATATCGTTCCGATAAATCGGAATTCGACCTGGGATGATGAGGCCGAAGCCTCATTACTCCCTAGAAAGGAGGTGATCCAGCCGCAGCTTCCGCTACGGCTACCTTGTTAC